AAGATGCCGGACATGGATTTGAAGACGGGTTATGCCTATGCGATGTCGGTCTGTGAGGCGAACGTGTGCGCGACTGGAATGAAGGACGCGGACGGATTACCGAGACGACATTTCTTCGCGAACATCCGGGACGGCGGAAACTTGTTTTGGAATCGGTTGGTGCATCCCGTGCGCGAGTGGAACAAAAAGGACGTGCTGGATTATTTACAGGTGAACAACATCCCGATCCCGGAGGCAGAACCGGGCGCGGTGACTACTGGCGTCGGCCTTGTGCATGACGCTTTGTGCTGGTTGCATGACAGGCATCCAGCGGACTTTCAAAAACTTCTCAAATGGTATCCTTATGCCGAAGCAGCAATCAAACGACGGGAATGGTTCGGAGTCGCCTAAGACTTCCGAGCTATCACAGTTCCAGAAATTCACCACGCGGACGGTTCACCGTTCAGAGTTGAAGGGTGCGCCCTACAACCCGCGTTACATCAAGGCGAGCGCGAAAGCGAAGTTGAAGGCCACGTTGGAGCGTGTCGGTCTGGTTCAACCTATCGTTTGGAACGAGCGGACGGGGAACATTGTTGGCGGTCATCAGCGAATCAGTCAGATTGACGCGCTGGAAGGGAAGTCTGATTACAGCCTGACGGTGGCAGTTCTGGACGTGGATGACGCTCGCGAGAAGGAGTTAAACATCCTGCTCAACAACGAGAACGTGACGGGCGAATGGGACTTGGAGAAGTTGAAGAAGATTCTCGACGACGAAATCGAAGTCATCAATACGGGCTTCGACAACGCGGACTTCATGCAGATGTTCGGAACGGCTTCAAGCCAGCCGAAGTCTGAACATCAGGAAGATTTGTCTAAGCAACTTGCGGACGTGAAGGCGGCTTACGAGAAGTTGTCGGCTTCGAGCCGATCCAAGGACGACACGGATTTTTACAACGTCGTCGTGTTCGGTAGTTACAACGAGCGTGCAGAGTTCTTAAAGGAGTTCGGATTCTCCGACAACCGCTACATTGATGGGCGCACCCTTGTCCAAGTATTCCGGGACATACGGAACGTCAAACAAGCCGAGCTTGCCGGTGAGGGGAAAAAACTTGGTGGGTCTGGCGTTGCGAAGAAGAAAGCCAAAATCGCCAAAGAACCAAGGTGACTCATGTTCGTCCACACAATCAACAATTTCAGCCGTGCCGATGATGCCCCCGTATTGAAGCTCAAACCGGCGAACCTTCACCTTCATTTCAAACTCAATCCCATAAATTTCTTCGGGACGGGGAACATACTTACCGGCGTGGATAGCCACGGGGCCGCGATACTTGGTCGGCCAATCGCGGTTTTCAATGTCTTTGATGCCCGCGCAAATCAGCCATGCCCAAGGTTGTCGAATAGAGATTATTTTCATCGTCATCGTATAAGAACCAGAGGGCTTCAACGTGGTCAACAGCTAAGTTTTACCAACGGGTAATTCGTTTATGGGAGCAGCTTTCAGCCCGAATCAAGCAAAGGTTTTGCTGCAACGGAACGCCTTGAACACGGCGAAAAAGGTGGAATCTGGAAAGCCGCTCACACCGAAGGAACTGGCGATGCTGGAACAAATCGCCGAGGGGGGAGATGGCGCGACGGCGAAAACATTTGCTGATAATCAGGTGGAGCTTGCGACGATCCTTGGCGTCAACCGGAAGACAATCCAACGATGGTTGAAACATGAGGACTCGCCAGAGACGCGCGCCGATGGACGCTACGAAGTTTCAGCGTGGCGAGAGTTCAAGCAGCAACACGGCAAAGGTGGTGATGACTTCGATGACGACATTGACGTAGCCCGCGCCAAGGCGGAGCAAATCATCCTGCAAAACGAGCGGTTGAAATTCCGCATCAAGCAGGATCGCGGAGAGGTTTTGCCGAAGACGTTGGCGAAGGAAGTTTTCGGAAAGTTGTTGGTGTCTGCGAAGTCGCGCACGTATGCGAGCATCGTTCGGATGGTGACGTTGGCGCGGCTTGCGCCGAACACCGCGCTTGCTGCGGAGGAAGTAAAAAAGGAAGTGGATTCAATCTGGCAATCACTGACTGATTCACAATGGCTAAAATAGATTCAGAGGATTGGTCAGCGCAGGAAGCGGAGTTCGCGGAGTTTCTCGCGAGCTTGTGTGAACCACCTTCGACCGAGCCGACGGAGGTTTGGGCGGAGAAACATGTCGAGGTTCAGGACGGGCCGTTCGCTGGGAGTAAGTGGCGTTTGCAATTCACGTTGTTGGCGAAGTTTATTTTTGACGCACTACGCAGGCCGGGGATGAAGCGGGTCATCATAATGATGTCGGCGCAGTATGTGAAAACGACGGTGTTGCTGATTGATTTTTTGAGGAACTGCAAGGAAGACCCGGCGAATACGATGTGGGTGATGGCAGAGGCAGACAACATCACGGAGTTCGCCAGCAAGCGTTTGATTCCTTACATCGAATCGTGCGACGTGGTTGCGCCGATGTTGGTTTCAACGCGCAAGAACATCATTCAGATGGACGGTATGAATCTGATGCTGCGCGGTTCAAACTCGCGGGCGAAGTTGCAATCCGATCCGGTGCGGCGGATTTATTGCGACGAACGGCGCGAGTGGGCGAAGGGGGCGATTGATCTTCTGCGAAAGCGCATGAGAACATTTCCGAACGCGATGGAGATTTCAGCGGGGACGGCTGGCGTGGAGAACGACGAACTTCATTGCGACTACAAAGAGGGTTCGCAGACGCGCGGCCACATTCGGTGTCTGCACTGCCAACACTCGCAGCCGATCCGGTTCAATCGTGATGCAACGGCGCATTGGCCGCTGGCGCGTGAGTTCGGGGGATTCGTTTGGGAGTCGAGCGACGTGACAAAGCCGAACGGGATTTGGAATTATGTCGAAGTGGCAAAGACGGTGCGTTTCGAGTGTGAGAATCCGCAATGCCGCGCCCTGTATTCAAACAACCAGAAGTATGACCTGCTACGAACCATGCACCCGCACGACTACAATCCTAACGCGCCGAAAGACATCTCGTCATTCAGCGGATGTGCTTTCGAGGCTATTTGGGATTCGTGCGATTGGGACAAGCTCGTTGTGGAGTTTTTGAAGGCCGTTGAGGAAGCGAAGCGCGGGAACTTGGAGCCGTTGAAAGCCTTCATCACGGAAACGCTGGGCGAGCCGTGGCGGGATTCGTTGGGAGTCATCGAAGACGCGGGTTGGTTGGAGACGCGGAAAGCTCCGTATGATTTCGGCGATGTGTTCCCGGAGGAGCAACGGCGATTCATGGCGGCGGACAAACAGGAAAAGGGCGGCGAACATTACTGGTGGCTGATCCGGGCGTTTGGGTTCAACGGAGCGAGCCGATTGATCGCTTACGGGAAGTGCAACACGAAGACGGAGTTGGAAGAAATCCGCAAGAGCTACAAAGTGATCCCGGCGTGTTGCGTGATAGATTCAGGATTCCAAGCACAGGAAGTTTATCGGTTTTGCTTGGCGACGGGCTGGAAGGCGTTCAAGGGCGACTCCGTTGAATACTACCTCGTGCAGCAACCCGGAAAGAGGCCGGGCGAAATGGTGACGATGCGGCAGATTTGGCGGAAGACGAAGGCGGCGGTGTATAATTCGGCGACGAAGAAGCGCATTGCGGCGATTCCGCTCTACACGTTCGCATCTGACGCGGTGAAGGACGCGCTGGCGGAATACAAGATGGGACTGGTTGGTGATTGGAGCGTCCCTGACAAGATTGACAAGCTCTATATCAAGCATCTGTCGGCAGAGCGACGGGAAGAAAAGACCGATCCACGCGGGCGCGTGAGTTACGTTTGGAAGCAACTTTACGAGGATAACCACCTTGGCGACTGCGAAATTATGATTCACGTCGCAGCCATCGCGTCGAAGACGATTTCGCTCACTCCGAAGGGGAAGGCCGCGATTGGAAGCCCAAGCCAAACCATTGAACGTCCCGACTTTGATGTATGAAATCGAAAAACGGCAAGGATATTAAAATCGGCGACCTTCTGAGCGCTGACAAGGATGGCGTGGAGGTAACAGGCGTTTTGGTTCAGGCAAATGACAAGACCGGAATTTTATTGCCGAAAGACAAAATCGGCCAGTCCGCCAAGGATGTAGGGATCGAGGTCAATCTTTCGGAAACGACGCACGCGAGCTAACGTCCCTGCTTTTGTAGCATGGGCGAACTACGTTCACAGGACAAACGGGACAAGCTGCGTCTGTTTTACAAACAGGCGAACGCGGGCGGCGGCGCGGGCGGAACTCTCATTGAAGTTCTCGAAGCCGCGCTCAAGACTGCCGACGATGCGGTGAGCAATGGGGCTTTTGTGGTTTCGACGGCGGAAGCGGGCGGCTCGGTTTCGTTTCAACTTCTCAATGAGTATTCGCCCGTGATGGCGCGTCGGCTGGTTGGTGAGCTTCTTGATCTTTACGACCGTGCGGTCAACGCACTTGGTTCTTCTTCCAACGACGAGGCGATTTACAACACGATGAAATCTTCTCTGGTTGCGGTGCGCCGTTTCGCGAACGACTTCACTGGATTGCGCTACGGCGCGGGGGTGGTGGAGTGAATATCATTTCCAAAACAGCTTTGGCGACTCGCGTGGCAATCAATGCCGCGATGAAATCGGCGCGTTACGCCTTCACGCATCCCGAAGTGATTCGTAACCGATACGAGGCTGGTCAACGCTGGCAGTATGGAGATCGAAGCGCGATATGGTCGCATGTAGTGGACGCCCGGTTTGACGCGGACCAAGCAACGCGATGGGAGCTTGTTCGCAAGGCGCGTTATTTTGAAGCGAACTCCGCATTGGTTCAACGCATCGCCGATGTGTGGGAGCAATACGTTGTTGGCGCGAACGGGCTGATTCTGTTGCCGGATTCTGACGACGAACAATGGGCGGGTGCGGCGGCGCAGTGGTTCGAGGAATGGGGGCAATTTCCAGACCTCACCAGTCTTCAAAATTGGGCAACACTGCAAAGTCTGATTGCCCGGACATGGCTCGTTGACGGTGAAGTTTTTCTTTTGAAGACGCGCGGACAGTCGCCGCCGTATCGTCCGCGCCTGCAACTCATCGAAGGTCATCGCGTGGGAACGCCGGGCAAGATGCTTGGCAATCCGAACGTGATTGATGGCGTTGAGATTGATGGCAAAGGAAGGCCAGTCGCTTACTACGTTCAAGATGGCGTTGACGGCGGGGAATACACGCGGATCACGGCGGACAACATCATCCACATCTTCGAGCCGAACCGCGTGGGGATGTATCGCGGTATCTCGCACTTCTACGCCGTGATGAACGCGCTTCACGACCTCGACGATTTGGAGCGGCTTGAGATGCAAGCGGCGAAGGACGCGGCCAGCACGACGAAGATCGTCAAGACGCCAAGCGGTGAGGAAACCGCCGAAGAAACCGAGTGGAGCGGCGTTCAGACTTCCGAAACGGGCGCGGCGAATCCGTTGTTTGAATACTACCGGAAAGTTTTCGGGGCGACGACGAAGGTGATGAAGATCGGCGATGAATACGAGCAGTTCGTCAGCAACCGTCCTTCCGTGGTTCAGCAGTGGTATTGGAAGTATCTCACCGAAAAAGTCTGCACGGGTGTAGGCATCCCGATTGTCATGGTGTTTCCAGATTCGATGCAAGGGACGGTTTATCGCGGCGTTTTGGACACGGCAGCGGCTTTCTTTCGTTCGCGCAGCAAGGTTCTGGAAACGTCGCTGCGACAGGTTTGGGAATACGTGATTGATACCGGATCGCGCTTCGACTCTCGCATTGCGAACAAACCGGCTGACTGGAAGCGGCTCGTGTGCCGTCCGCCGCGTTCTCCGAATGTTGACGTTGGTAGAAACTCTCAGGCGATGCTCGCTGAGTTGGAAGCAAACACCCGAACATTGCAGGATGTTTATGCCGAGACTGGCGACGACTGGAAACAGAAGTTGCGACAGCGCGCGAAGGAAAAAGATTTCCTGAAATCGCTCGGACTCACGCCGGAAGAAGCGTTGCCGAAGGAAACCAAACCGCCAACAGGAACTTAACGTCTCCGCTTTTACAGACGATGCCAAAATGGTTCACAGTTAAAAACGAAGCTACCGCGCCAAGCGCGGAAATTCTGATTTATGACAAGATCGGAAAAGACTGGTGGAGCAACGACGGCATCGCGGCGAAAGATTTCAACGAGTCTTTGAAGGGTATCCCGGCGGATCGTGAGATTACGTGCCGCATCAATTCAGTTGGTGGGAACGTGTGGGACGGCATGGCGATCTATTCGATGTTGCACGCTCGCAAAGACAAGGTGACGTGCCATGTCGAAGGGGTTGCGGCTTCGATTTCATCGGTCATCGCGTGCGCGGGGAAGAAGTTGGTGATGCCTAAAAATTCTTTGCTGATGATGCACCCGCCATCGGCACTTCCGCAGGACAGCTTGAACGCGCAACAGTGCCGGGACTTGGCGACCAAGCTGGATGTTCACGCGAAAGCAATCGCTTCCGTGTATGCGTCCAAGACCGGCAAGTCTGAGGAAGAAATGCTCGCCAAAGTGAACAGCGGCGAGACGTGGATGTCTGGTGAAGACGCGAAAGATTTCGGTCTGTGCGATGAAGTCTCCGATGAAATCGTGATGACGGCACAGGTGAAGGATTTTGACTTTTCGCAGTTCCGGGCTGTGCCCGGTTCGCTGCGGAGCAAACAGGCGGTCAACAACAAAGAAATCATTATGAATAAAGACGAAATGGTCGCATTGCTCCGCGAGCGGGGCGTAACCGTAGCCAACGACGCAACCGATGCGTGGATCAAGGACGAAGTGAAGAAACTGACGGCGAAGCCCGCCGCGACTCCGCCTACGCCCGCACCGGCAAACAACGTGCCTCAGAACGTGATTGATTTGCAAAATCAGGTTACGCAGATCAACAACCAGTTGGCGGCGGAAAAGAAAACCCGCATTGAAGCCATCATCAACGGCCTCGTTACCGAGTGCCGCGTGACGGCGGCGGAAGCTCCGAAGGCGATTCTGCGCGCTGTGGCGGATGAGACGTATCTCGACGAGCTTCGCAATCGGCCTGCTGTTCTGCCGGGCAGTGAGCCGGTGCGTGCCGGGTTGCAGGTGCTTGGTGAAGATGTTCGCAATGTCATCAAAGGCATTGAGAAGCATGTTGTCACCGGCCCTCGCGCCGTTGAAAACGCCACCGAACGCGGTGCGGCCATCGGCGCCATCTACGCGAAGGAACGCGAGAAGATCATTCAGGTTTTGAACGCTGGCACGAACACCATCAGCGCGGATTTGAAGCGCGTGGCGATTTTGCAGGAAACCATTCGGGCATTTGCCACGCGGCTCTTGCCGTTGCGCTTGTTCTCGACCGTGTTCGGCAACGTGCCGCTGCAAGGCACGGACGAAGTAGTTGTGCCCTACTTCCCGTTGCAGACTGCGGCCAGCACGGATTTCGTTCAGGCGAATGGTTACGTGTTCGCGGGTGCGACCAACAGTTCGAGCAAGAAGATCACGGTGAACAAGCGGAAGTATCAACCGTTGGATTATTCCTCGAATGATTTCCGCCGCCAGCCGTATTTCGATGCCGTGCGTCTCGGCGCGATGAACGCCGAGAAACTTGGTGTGGACGTTCTCATGGACATCCTGTCTGTGGTTACGCTCGCCAACTTTGGCGCGGCTGCGAAGACGTTGGCAACGGCGTCTTGGACTTCGGATGACATCGTGGACATGATGGGTGCTTGCAACGACGCCATGTGGCCGGATGCGGGTCGCTCCTTCATTATGACATCCGCGTTGAACACGGTCTTGCAAAAGGACAACAACTACCAACTCGCCATCAACATCGGCGGGACGGAAGTTATTCGCGGCGGCAAGCTGCCGAACATCTCCGGTTTCGACGTGGCTTGGATGCCGAATCTTCCCGCCAACGGCCAGAACCTTATCGCGTTTGCGGCGTTCGCATCGGCGATTCTGTCTGCGTTCGCTCCGGTTGATCCGGCTGCGGGTGTGCGTCAACAGTTGCTTGCCTACGAAGTGGCGACAGACCCGGCAACGGGCATCTCGTTCAACTACCGTCATTGGGGAAACCCGGATGCGGACGTTGACCGCGAAGTCATCGAGTGCGCCTATGGCTACGCGGCGGGTGAAGCTGCGGCCATCAAACGGGCAGTCAGCGCGTAATGGTGACTGGTTGAATTCAAATCTCCGCACGGATCGGAAGGTTCGTGCGGAGAGAATCAAAACAAAACCATGAGAACATCAATCATCATCGCCAGAAAACACGGCGCGAAGAAATTCGAGATGCTTTCCGGCCCGGAGACGCCACTTGGTGAACACAAGCAATTCATCCGCGACACGCTTGCGGAGAGTGCGACAACGCACGAAAAGTTCGCTGAGATTCATCATTACGAATCGCACAACGGCGGCACGCGAATCTTGCGCTTCAAAACTCCAAAAGAGCAGAAGGAGCTTGATCGTCTTCGCGAGGAACAGACGAAGGAGCATTTGGAGTCTCAGGCGGCTATTGGCAGAGCAAAAGCGACGGAGCAAAGCGACGTTTCCACCAAGCCCGCCGAGCCAGTCGCGGAAGTTGCCAAACCAGAGACGGCGAAGCCTGAGTCTGGCGCGGAGTGGAATTGATTTCATGGTCTGCGGGGTAGATCAGTGGTAGATCACGAGCCTCATAAACTCGGTGTCTCTGGTTCGATTCCAGACTCCGCTACCAAGTTTCTGATGATGGGTTGTGTGTTGGGTTCGAGGTTGTGGTAACGCCGCGCAGGGTGATTCCGGCGCGGCGTTTTTCTTTCTACATGTGATATGAAACGAATTTTTCTTTTTCTGTTTGGCGTCGTGGCGTTGCTGCGTGCTTGCTCTCCCGCCTACGCTTATACGGTGGGGTTCTCCATCACCAACTTTGATATGACGTTGGCGACGAATAGTGTGCGGGTGTATCGCGCTTCTGAATCTCCATTGTTGGATGGGACACGGTTGGTGATGGGCAGTCCGGTGACGATCCCGGTGACGAACGGAAGTTGCGCCAAGGATTTTCTCGCGGGCAATTATGAGATGCGTCTCGTGGGCTATACGTTGCCGAGGCCGGTTTATTTTGTCGTGCCGGAAGGCAGCGGCAGCAACGACGTGACGCAACTGCGTATCAGCGGCGTGAACTTCTTTAAATACTCTCCCGGTGTGCAGGCTGTCATAGCCGGAACGAATGTGGTTTTTGTGACGAACAGTGCTGGCGTGGTGACGATCCACGGAACGGCGACGGGCGGCGGCACATCCGGCGCACTCACCAACAACAACGACCTTCCTGGCGTCAATGTCGGAAGCGGCATCGGCACGAACATCACCACGCTTGCGACAGCGGCCAATCTCGCCGCCGCCAGTGCGCTGGCTGACGCAAAGATAGCATCATCCACCAACCTCGTTGTGCAGGGAATAACCAACGGAAACTTGATGCTTAACGGCGTCGGCAAAGTATATGACGTTCGCGCTTATGGCGCAGATCCGACTGGCGTGAATCCATCCCAGACCGCCATCCAAGCCGCCATTGACGCCGCTTGCGTTGACCCATCGAAACCCGTCTATATTCCGGCTGGCACATACATCATGGGGAACACTGAGCCGAAGCGCGGGTTCTCCGCAGAGTATGTTCTGTCGTGTCTGACTGTTTGGAGCAACAATGTGGTAATCATCGGCGACGGGCCAACTCTCAGCGTGCTCAAACCCGGCGGGAACTTCACCTACCAGCGCAATTTCTTCGGCGTTCCAGATCGAAGGACTCTGGACATCGCCAGTGCAACTTCATCCGGGACAACTGTGACTATGAACACGACGACGCCACATGGCTTGACCACTGGCGACAAGGTGGATGTAAATAATGTCACTCCGTCTGGATATAACTCCGTGGGGTATCATGGTGATGGCAACCCATACATTGTGACTGTGGTGGATGCGGACACTTTCACTTATACCGTTGCGACTGCAAACATGGCAGCGGCTACGTTGACCACTGCCAGCCTAATCAACGACATGACGCCAGAGCATTATTTGATTCACACGAATCTGACGGTTAAAGGTATTGGTTTTGACATGGAGAACCGGGGTCTCGCGAACCAGCTTTACGACACCACTCAGATTTACAACGTGGTTGGAAACACGGGCAGCGGCGGAGCAAGTGGTACTGGTGGTGTGTTGTTTGAGAACTGTCACTTTTTGCGCAACGCTAACAACGACGGCATTGACGTTCAAGGATTTGCGGGTGTGTGGGGTGATGGCATCGGAAATCTCACAGTCATTGATTGCTTGTCGTCTCAAAATGGTGGCGATGCGCTTGGTATCCAATGCGGAATTGTTACCATAATTAACACGGTGCTGGAACATTGCGGACAAGAGGGGTTGGAACTCAATGACTATGAAGACACCTTAATCAATGTCACTGTTCGGAATTGTGACAATGTCGCCACCATTGATACCTACAACCGATTTACGGCGATGGGCTGCACCTTCACCGGGACGAACGCCAGCGACTATTCACTCAACATCGGCCAAGCGTTCACTACTCGGCATATTGCGTTTAACAACTGTGTGTTTGAGGAATCCAGAAGCTCGACATTCTCCACGATTTATCTGGGTTCTGGAACGCCAGACTCAGTGAGCGTCAATAATTGCGAGATTCGCGGCACGGGTAATGGAATCACAAAACCGTTTATCTTAGCTGAAAACGGAAACCAAATCAGCATCATCGGTAACTCCTTCGGGCGTGATGGAGGCTATGGTAATTACTTCAATGGAGTCGGCGCGAATCTCCTGAACTGCTTTGACGTTCACATTGCTGACAATGTGTTTTTCAGTTCTGCCCCATCCATCATCATCACTAATGGTGGTCGAAGGATTGTCATTTCTGATAACACGTTCAACGGAAGTGTCTCTCTTGCTGGCAGTGCTAGTATTGGTGTCTTAACTAACGTCACACTGTCTGGGAACTTGTTCGGCAACGGCTACGGCAACAGTATCAACTTAACTAACATCATGGAGGCCAGAATTAGCGGCAACGGCCCAACTAGACTGTTTTTAGGTGTTGATGTAACCAACAACACATTCAGTGGCAACGCTTGGTTAAACGAACCGTCCGTTGGCTACTGGACAAACCACGTAGCTGGTGATGTCGTCACAAACTCAATCGTGTTCGGTGGGCGCAAAGACTCACGAATCACACGACCTGTGTTCAACTCCGGAGTCAATGTGGTGGGGACGAGTGATGTGAACAGTCCGGGCATCTTTTTCACAGAGCTGGGGGTTGGTTTCGGTGGTCATGGCTTTGACGCTGGCTCGCACCGATTTTCAGTGAATGGAGTCAAGTATTGGAGTGCCTCAGCAACGCAATTCGGTGAGTTCAACGCTAACCAAATACTAGCAGCTACTTTCCACAAGGCGGGCAATGGAAGTGTGAGCGCACCCGCAATCACATTTCACCAGACGAACGGCGACAACGACTCTGGCCTATTTCGGCTGACCGAAGACCACATCGGGATTGGTTCTGGTGCAGGAACACCGGGGACTGGAACGCTTCGCGCCACGACGACCACAACCAATCTTTTCATCCCCAATGCTCGTATTGACCAGCTTGTTTTAACCACCAACGCCGCGCCAGCAGATGCGGTGGTAGTGAAGCGGTGGATTCGCGTCATCGGCGAAAACGGTGAGACGTATTTACTTCCGGGATACCAATGACCCACGACGCCCACATCCAAACCGCCTTGTCCGCCGCCTGTGCATTTGGGCGCAGGCAATACGACGCGCGCGTTAAGTATCGCGATTACGATTGCACCAACGCGCTGCGGGCGATTGACGAGATGTATAAGTCTCCGCCTCCTGCTCCGCATCCAACGCCGCAACCTGCACCTTCAGAAGTGCAAGTCATCGGCGGTGGAAACTCGCTCACTGGAAAAATTAAGTGGCTGCTCGAAAACAAAGGCGCACTGACTCGCGTTGAAATGGCAGAGCAAATAGGAGTTGAAGTTCACAGCGTTGCGGGCATCTGCAATGCGCTCCTACGAAATGGCGTGGTGCAATTCGCTGGACGTGGTGCGGGTGCAAAGTTTTCGCTGGTTGGAAAGGCGGTGGGCGCGTGAGTGCAAGTGGGGAATTTTACGCATCGTTTCTGCATCGCGGCTGTGGGTTCTACCACACTTGCAAATCGGAACTTGACGCACAGAGCTATTGCAAGTCGTGCAAGCGGAGGCGGATTTATCATTCGCATGGGAGCTTGTCAGACGTGGCGGAAAGTTTGCCGTGTCCAAACCTCTCGACGAAGCTGCAACACGCGACCATCTCTTTGATCGTTTTGCTGGCGTCGGCAATATGTTCCTTCGCTCAACGCGGCACAGGGGCAAATCCGGTTGCTGCCGCTCCGGTTGCTGCCGCTCCGGTGGTGACGATGGTCGCGCCCGCGTTGTCTGCGGTCGAGCCGCCGACGCCCAAGACGAATCTTTTCTACAACATCGGGCTGACGTGGGATTCCGCACCGTCAGTGTTCATCACAGGCTACCGCATCCGTTATGGGACGAATGTGACGCAGATGAACAATGCGATCACGACCACGAACACATTTTGCACCGTCTCAAATCTAGTGTTCAAACCGACGTGGTATTTTCAGGCTTTCACCCTCTACGGCGCGAACGTGTCCGAAGGTTCAAACATCCTGCCCGTTCAACCGCCGATTGAATCCGGCTTCGTCCTGTCCACAGTGTTCCCGCTATACACATCCACGAACGGCGTGAACTGGATCACAAACAAGATTGTGACGCTGGTGCAGACAAATCCACCAGGCATGAGTTTCTTCCGGTCGCACTATCGGCAACTGGAATATCAATGGACAAACAATCAAATCCGGCTAAAGCCGTTTTCGGCATCGTGAACCAAACCATTTATGAGCGAACTAGGGGAACGCATGGCAACTCTGGAAACGAAGGTTGAACGTATGGAATCCATTGAGCAGCGGTTAAACCAACTCGAAACCAAGATGGCCTATATGTTCGGAGGGCTTGCTGTG